CTAGTCGCTCAGTAAATTTCCAATGACCAATGTCTGCATAACCTGAAGGACTTGAAGGAAGCCCAGTAGACCATAAACCATTATACTCTGGCCCATCCGTGTAATCTGTGCCATCATCCTTAATATAAAACTTAGCTGTTACTCCTGTTTGTTTCCGGGAATCTCCTTTCTGTAAATCCCGCCCTGTTACAACTTCTCCTCCCTGGTCTAGAGGAGTTGATTGGCCTACCATTAGAATATTATCTAACCCTCCCGCCTTATAATTACCATTTGCTACAATATAAAATTTGATAGCTAATGAATTAGCTGAGTCAGGGATATCAATGGAGTATTGCTCCCAACCATTAGTTTGCCCTAAAAACTTAATACTATCAGCTTGAGAAACAAATCCAATACCATTTAAATTCAACCCCATTTTAATAAAATCAGTGTCTAATTGTAGGTTATTACAATTAAAAGAGACAATAACTTTTACTTGAGAATATTGAGAAATGTCAATGGTATTAAGTGTAACTGTTTGAACGGTAGCTAAGTTTCTAAATAATAATGCTTGAATATCACCTAGCTCTTGGGGCTGAACTCCTTGATCCTCTAAAGTTTTTGGATTATAGAGGGTTTGTGGGACCAAGTCAAAGTCATTAACCGAACCTTGTTTATGAGCTAACTCACTAAAGAGACCTAATTTCGAGGAGTTTGAGGCCTCTAAGTCTGTGGTGGTAATTGATTGACCGGAGTCTATTGAGGTTAAGGAATAGTCCCACCACTTTGATGAATGAGGAGACCCAGCCCCACTAAAACCCTGAAAAGCAATAATATTCTCCCCATCTAGGGGTAAATAGTCTGTCGTTAACATATATTAAATCTCTGTGAACCTGAACCTGAATGAGTATCTCGTTAGATCCCAGGAATTTTTCTTTACATTTGTTATATCCATATACCCAATAAGACAATGGGGGATATTAGGTAAAAATGGGTGTAATGTCAATTTATACCCCCTATCTTGCCAAGCTAATAACTGTTTAAGTTGGTTAAACATAGAGTCTTTAACTCTTAGAAAGTCCGCTTCAATTATTACTTTATATCGTTTATTGCTATTAGTGGGATCTAGACGAAGTGTACTACCATTAGACAAAGTTAATGAAACTGTATTATTAGCCATGTACCGATTAATACTTAAGGTAGATAATTCGGGGAAGGTATCTAGTTCCACATAACCCTGACCCGAGGCTCCATCAATATCTCCTTCATGTTCTAACCAAATATTGTCAATAAAATTTAATATTTCAGTACCCCTATCAATCCTAGCATCTTGAAAACTTTTGACAGTTTGTGCATCTTGGATAATCTCAACACGCAAAGGCTGATCGGTATCCAATTGATCGACCATAGCTTCTCCCACATATCCCGATACCATAGAATCTTGCCAGGTGGCTTGAGATTTTTTATTATCATCCAATAAGGGGGTGGTGGAGATCATCCCTCTTGCATAATGATTAATTGTCCCCCCACTATAAACGGGAGCCCATTGAAATTTAGCCCATAAAGATGATCCTACTGAGTTGCTATCTGAGGGTTGGATATCCCCTTTCCAAGTAAGACCTAGCCTATAATAAGTCCCGGGTACTAGTTTTGAATATGAAGCATCAAATTTATCTTGTTGAGAACGAGTTAACTCTTGTGTTAATACTCCAATTGATTGATATGAGTTCCCTCCATTAATTAAAGTAGAAAGGGAGTTAGTCATAGTTAATAAAGATTGAGCTGAGTCCTTATATTGACCACCCGGGTGTTTAAATCCTGTGATAATTGGAGCATGTGTAACTACATTAGATAAGCTATTTAATGTTGTAGGATCTACATTTGAACTATAAGCAAATATAACATTTTCAGATCCATCATTAGCCTTATCTATAAATCGGAATAAACCTGTTGCGGCCCCATGGTCAATATCCATATCCCAGGTATCATCACCAATGGAGGGGTCTCTCCAAGGACCCAACCCTAGATCTGAGTGATAAACTGAGGGTAAACCATCATAAGTCAAAGTTAAGCCAGGTTTTTTAGGTAAAGGGATTTTTAACTCAATAAAATTGGGAGCGGTGGTGTCATCTGCCGCTATTATTTTACCTGAGTATTTAAGGGAATAAGCTCCCATATTATTTAATGATGAAAAACCTTTAAAGATACCTCGAGTTGCTAGATTATTATCCTTTATTTGCCATCCTGCAGCTAATCCAGTTCCAAATATTGTAACATCGTCTCCTAATTGATATTGGTATTTATTTGCTCTATCTAGGGAGTAAATAACGGCATTACTCCAAGAATTAGATGTCACATCCTCATTGGCCCCCAAAATTCGTATGGTCTCTTGATATCCTAAATTATTTACATCTGTTGATGGACCAAGTCTAAGATGGTCTCCATATTGTATCAAATTAGACGGCTGAGTATTACTATCAATAATTGTATTATCAATACCAATCTGAGTTGCTCTTGAGACAACTTGGGAGTTATTAAAGGGATCGCTTGTTATTTTGTATTGAATAATTGTACCATAATCAAAATGAGTATTGACTAAATCAACAGCAATACCCATTTGCCATTTACTTCCATAGTTAATTCCCTCCTGAGTTGTACCCACTCCCGGGATACCAATTTTATCAACAGCAGAGACAGGATCACTATTTTTTGTTATTTGACCCATATTATCCTGATACCTTGTTTATACTGTCCAAATTAAGTTGCCTATTATCAATAGCTTGTTGAGTTGTTTTAAGGATTAATTGGCTAATATCATTAGAGAATTCATTTACACTTCCTTGACCTATAAATACTTGCTCACCCGATATCACAACAGTTGGTGAAATAGTAACTGAGAGGTTATCGGCTTTGATTGTACCTCCCAAGTTTTGAGAACTTGTCCCACTGGATTGAGTGGTATTAGAAGTATTGGTAGGGTTAAGAATTTGCTGTTTTTGTCGATCAAATAAGTCTTGAGCTTTTTGCCATCTAATTTCGGCTTTGCTTTGAATGTTTGAAGCAATTTTATTAGCAGCAAACATTGCAGCCCCACCTGCAGCCAATAAGGCAATAGCCTCGGGAATATTCCCGTCTTTAGCAGCTTTTTTAGCTGCATACAATGCTATCTCTCGTCCAATCCACTTAATCAATGAGGCTAATTCTTGTTGCCTTTGATACTTACGTTGAGCATTATAATATTTAGTCTCGGCCAACATCAGTTTTTGATATTGCTCATGATTAATCTCCCCTCGGTCAAGCTGAGCTTTTGTTTTATCTTGGAAGATTTTCTCATCTGTGTTAATCTTAGCCATGGCATCGGAGTACTTCATAGCAAAATTAGTAACTCCATACATAGTTTGCTTCAACCCTTTTATAAGAGCCCTCTTCTTGGCTTGATCATCCGATACTCCATTTAATTTATTTATAATCGCAATAAACTCTTTATAGGCCTTGATATTTTCGTTAACAGCATCTTTTTGAGCATACAAAGTTTTAATATGCTCCCAAGCTGCATCCACTTGATCTTTGGTAAGTTTTACCCTTTTACCATCCACCATGTGACCTTTATTGATCATATCCTCATAAGCCTGAATCTGTTGATTAATAGCATCTCGTTGATCAGTTAACCCCTTTAGATTCTTTTGTTGAGTTAAACGTCTTTTTTGATCAGCCAGATTAACTTTTAAAATTGTGTCTCTGTATCCCTGTAAAGCATCAATAACCGCCGCGGTGCCCCGTTGTTGTTTAATTTGAGCTCGAACTAATTTAACCTGTGTATTATACTCCTGTTCTTGAGCTTGTGCTTTCTGTTTATATTGAGTTTGTTTCTGTAACTCATTAGCCGCCTTAACTGCTTTATTATAAGCTAATTGACTTAGTGCAGCCTTGGTTTGTTGATCATTAACTAATTTAATAAGATCAGCCAGATCCTTATATTTTTTCTTCATATCAGCTAATTGCTTACCCGTTAGACCCTGAATATCAGCTTGAGCTGAGAGATTGGCCACCAAACCCTCGGTTGCTTGAACCAACCCTGTTGCTTTGTTAGTGACAGCCGATAACTCACTTCCATAGGTTTTTTGGATATAAGCACTATCGTTAGCTTTTTTAATGAATGCTTTCAATGTTTTATTTAACCCTGTAATACCTGAGTGAAATTCTCCCAGTTTAATTTTTCCGTCATTAAAGGATTTAACTAAATAATTCATACTCTTTATAGTACCCTGAATGGGTATTAGAGATTTATTATCCCCTCCGGTAGTGGTCCCTAAAAGATTCTTAATATCCGTATTTTTAAGGAAATTAAGAGAGGCCATAGTGACGGCATCTTTAGCGTCTTGAGATCGTTTACGATAAAGTTCAACTAAGGCTGTTAGACCTTTTTTACTATCTTGATAAACTTTATTTAAATTATCCCGATTCGCTTGCTCTTGAGCTTTATAGGTGCTTAATATTTGATGATACCTATCTTGATCAGCTTTTCCTAATCTTGTATCTAATTGGTGCTTAAGAGTTAATGTTTTGCTACTAAATTGTTTGGTTAATTTCTCAATCTCATCTTGTCGATTCTTTTGTAGTTGAAGTCGTGTGAGATTTATCTTCCTTTCTCGTATCTCTAATGCCTTTTGAGAGTAATCCTGAAGCTCTTTTTTATGCTCATTGAATTTCACTAAATCTTTTAAAAACTTATCATACATATCCTCGGCATCAGAGACCTGTTTTAAATGATGAGCTTGGGCCATCTTCTCCGAAACCTTATTATAACTCTTGTCAATAGCTGTCATTGCTTTAGAGAATTTAGATTTATCATTTTTAATGACCTGCTCAGATTTAATAATATCCTGAATAGTCTTATCAATGACCTCTTTTTGAATTTTAAGAGCTTGTTTGTATTTCTTTCTCATCTCTTCGGACAATGTATTATCCTGTAACTTTTTCTCAGTATTTTTATATGCTGTCCGTAGAGCATCTAGTCGTTTTATTTGAGTTTCAAGCCCTTTTGTAGCAAATCCAAAAGTTTGACCTGTATTAACACTAGACTGAGCCGCTTTCTTTATATTGGTAATTCTAGTATCTAATTTTTCAAATGATTTAGCTAACTTCTCATTCTCTTCTCGTAATTTTCTAGCCCTTGCAGCGGCCTGAGTAAACCATTGAACAGCCCAGATAATACCTTGAACCACAGCAGTGATAATAAGAGCCCGAGCAATTGCTACAGCTAGTTCAGTAAATACAGTAGTTGCGGCCGCCGCAGCTCCTTTCAATCCTCCTACTGTTCTTGTTAATACCGTAGCTGCCGAAGCCCCTGATTTCATGGTGTGTTTTAATCGAGCATAAATCCCTCTCATCCCCGTTATCTCTTTAGCGGCTAATTTATCAGCATGATTTTTCTTTGCTACCTCAACCCTTGCTGCGTGGTATCGGAGAGTTAGGGCCTCCATCCCCTTTATTTCCTTCTCAGTAGCATTATGGACTACAGAACCTGTTTTATATTGCTTATCTAAATCAATATTATATGCTGCTATGGCCGAGGATGATTTTTGATACCCTTTGGTCACTTTACCCATTACCTTATTTAAGAGCTTAGTGCCTACAACTAATTTAGTGATAGCCGTAAAACCCTGACCAAATAATCCTGTATTCACGGAGAATAGAATTGATGTCCAATGAGCAACTTTAGAAGCAACATTAGAGAAAAATCGTAGTGTTTGGACAAGAGCCTCGGCTCCTTTTGTCATTTTATTAATCAACTCAGTTTTATTTTGAGAGAAATAATCCTCAGTATTTTTAGCGCCTTTAGTTAGATATTCAATTAATTTTTGGAATGCGGGGATTAGAGTATCACCAATTGCTGATTTAGCTTTAAATACCCGAGCATTCCAAACTGATAAGGTACCTTGTAAAGTGCTTAGAGATTTATTAGCATCTCCCGCGAATATTTGAGCCTCATGTAAAACTCCATTATAAATGGCTTGATATTTTTGAGCATCTGATAATTTACCGGCTGTAGTGCCTATCTGGGCAGCATATTCTTTATACATAATGCTAATATTTTTAGTAATACCAGCATTATCCACCATTATGGAATTTTGATTCTTAATACCCTCAGTTGCTCCAACAACTGCCTCTCCCAAAGCCAGGGTTCCTTGTCTATTGAAAGCGGCTGAGTTAGTTAAAGCATTCATCAATTTGATGGCCTGTCCAATAGACATCCCAGTGGCCATTAAGTTCTTCAAACCCGCCGCAGCATCAGTGACAGTTAACAACCCTTTGTCTGCTAAATCTTGGGCAGCCTTCTTAGCAGCATCCATCCCCTGTCCAGTTGAGGTGGCCACAGACCCTAAACCTGTAAGAGCAGATTGAGTCTTCATGGCATCATCAATTGATCCTTTTAATACGGACCTAAGTCCTCGAGTAGCAAATGCTAAGACCAATATCTGGTTCCTTATAGCACCTAAAGATTTTCTAAAAATAGTAATAGCATTCTGGTTAGCTGCAAGACGTTGATGAAAGAATCCCCAATGTTTTGAAGTTTTTTCTACCGCTTTCCCCTCTTCTTTAATGTCATTGGCTACTTTTTTCGCGCTTGTGCCCGAGTTCTTTTGCTCACGCTGTGCCTTACGTATTTGAGCAGCTAAGGCCTTATATCTTTTCTCTAGGACTTTATTTAATTCTCCCAATTTCTTTTGAGAGATGGTGGATTTAGAAATTTCTTTATTTAGTCTGACAATATCTGAGCCCGCTAATTCATTGATCTGACCTCCAAGGCCTTTCATTTGGCCTCGTAGTTTTTGAATTTGACTATATTGTTTAGCTAACTCATGTTGGGACTCTTTTGTCACTTTATCCGTATTGGATAAGGCAACGGCATAGGCTTTCTCGGCTTCTTTTAATGCAGTCCTTTTTTGAGTAAACTCCGAAACTTTACGGGAGAAGCTATCTAAATTCTTAAGCTGTCTTTTAGCCGTAACCCCCGTTTGATCTAACGTCCTTCCTACATCGGTGAAATATTTCGCAGCCTTCTTAGCAGCTTCGGCGGTTTTATCAAGGTTCTTAGCCCCGCCCACCGAAACATTAATCAACATCTCTAATCTATTTGCGGCTCTTCCAGCAATCATTTATTTTCACCTAGATTTTCTGTTATCCATTTCTCGAAAACCTTATTTATAAATTTACTATCTTCTGGGAAAATAGTAAAAATATTTCTTCCGGGAATCTCTATAGTTTTAGTGGCTCGCTTATAAGAGGACATACGACCCCATTTTTCTCCATAATACTCAGCATTGGACATCGAGCCACCACGTATCCTATTAAGGTCTAAGTAGGTCCCACCTCGTGGGCCTTTTAGTATGGGTACCTCCCATGTACCACCATCAATAACATCTTTAGCATAAGATACTCCTATAGTACCTATACGTAAGACCAGGACCTCTCGGCGTTCCCCTGTTTTAGATTTAGTAGGAGAGGGTAGCCGTTGGATGCTATGCTCTAAATATCCTGATTGAACTAGTTTAGGGCGAGAGGGGGGATACCCCTTTGCTCGTCTAACAGCTCGGGTAAATTTTGATGTCTCTGTATTAAATGGAGCTTTACCAAATGTATTGTCCTCCATCCTCCATTTAATATTATGTATAATAACGGGGGAGATTTCATCAAAGGGCTTAGTTAGATCCCCCAACTTCCTTTTAAGTCTACGTAGGTCTTTGGCCCAATGGTCAAATGCTGCATCGGCACTGGTATAATTCTCAAGACCTACCGTATAATTAATGGAAGCGTTTCTAGCCATTTAAATTCCTATTACGTGGAGGTAAATCAGTATTACCTCGGGCTAATGGCCCCTGGTTATTTTCTTTAACTTTCTCTTTTTTCTTCAATTGCTCAAATCGTATCCGTTCAAATTGATTCCTCTCAGCCCGAATGACCTCAAAATTCTCTAATAATTTTAGGGGTTGGTCCCATAGACCTCCTTCAAAAGGTAATTTATGATACTCTCTACAAGCCTGCTCGGTCTCTAACATAAATAAATCCTCGGCATCAATCATAGCAGTGGGACAAACTTCAACCTCTTGATTAAAATAAGTCCTCAACACTTCAAAAGGAGGCATACTTGGAAGCGCCTGTTCAATTATATCTAATTCATCAAACAATGCTTCCAAAGTTAGCTCCTTTTGATTATAACCTATTGGAGTTTGAGAGGGGTTTTCCTCATCAAATTCCGGGACATTTAACCACCAGGACTCTTCCCCTGGCTCTTGTTCTAAATAACAAGCTCGACCTTTATATAGTTGATTAGCTATACAAAAATCGCAATCATATCGTTTTACCCTTTCTCTGGTTTCGCTTTTCCAGAGGCTGAAGTATGTGGTGAGCTGTAACTTTTTTTTTCACCTTCATTCAGGCGAGAAATGTTATTAGCTGCTTCAAATATCTCCATTAAAATATCGGCGGGTAAATCCAAACAAATTTTCTTGAG